TATTTTTATTACTGACTTCTTAAATGTCTCTAGACGTTGTGGTTCATCTTTTTCAAAATCCTTTAACAAACGTCTATAACGTTCCATGTATATGGATTGTGCTTCTCTTCTTACTTCTGGGTCTTTAATGTGTGATGTTTTGTCTTCCATCTCAATTAAGGCGTATTGTGCTTGCCAATAATAGGAAGAAAAATCAAAGTCCCCGTTATCTATTCTAGCGTGCAGAGCAGCTTTGTTTGACAACGGAGACTTATCTTTAAATTTTCTCCACCAGAAAAACTGGTTATATTTGAGTGGTGTTAGTTTTTTGATTTGTTTCTCTACGAACGTTCTTGTCATAACCTTTAATATAATTAAATATAATAAAGGTATTTCGGTTAGCCAAATCTATACTATTTCACATGCCCCACCAGCACATGCGGCCTGGTCCATTAAAGCGGTCATGTCACTAAACTCAACGATTTTACTTAAATCAATGTTATGTAAGTGTGACGCCATTTCTTCGAATTGTTCTTTAGTAATGTCTTCAAATGGTGCTTGTGTGTAAGTTCCTCCATGATATGGTAGTACTGATAAACCGTTGAACGTTTCTCTATTTTCCCACATCCATTTACCTACTTTTTCCCATTCATCTTCTTTAATTGATACAGTAGCGGATACATTGTTTGTGTTTGCTCCTTTACGGTGTCCTTTCTTAACCCATTCTATGTTAAATTTCTTAACACGTTCAAGCATATCCATAACATCTTCAGTTCTTAAGATAGATCCTTCTGGAGCTGCTTGTGGTACTGAAATTACAGCTTGAATTGTTGGTTTGAAGAAATCGTCTTCTACTAGTTCTGGATGATTAATCGCTAAGTAAGAATATATAGCTTCGTTTTTACCAACTCTAATACGTCTGATGTAATAATCGTTATGCCAAGCGTGAATACCAGATGAAGTACCTAATACTAATGAACTTGTACCTGATGGTTTAACTGTTGTAACACGAGCTGCTTTATTAATTCCTATTAAACCAGCTATACGAGCGTTTTCTTCTTTAGCTATACCAGCTGCTTCTTTTAAATCACATTTTGTATAAGCACCAGATCCAATACCTGTCATACCAACACCTAGTAAAGCGTCTTTTTCAGTTGTTTTTCTCCAAATATCTCTTAAGTAATGGAAGTCAGTGTAAGCAGCTTGTAATGTTCCGATAAATGCTCCTACTCTAACTCTTTCGTTTAAATCTTCTTGTGATTCAATATTTGAAACATTTACTTCACATAAATTACAGAACTGATAAGAACGTAATGCGATTTCACAACATGGATTTGTTCCCCAATCTTTATCGTTTGAAAAATAAATTCCTGGTTCACCTGAATTACTTAACTCAATTTTCTTCCATAATTTGTAAAACTCGTCTTCATCAATTTTATGACGTAATACTACAGCCGAGTTATTTGCTCTACCACGTTGTGGATTTTCTTCCCACCAGTTTCCGAATTTACATGTTAACATATCTTCGTCATCTAAATTAAATAACGAGATTAATGCTGCTCTTCTAATACCACCACTTAATACTGCGTCTGCAATATAACAAGCCATATCATGAGCTTCAACTGATGTTATTCTGTCACCATTTTGTTTACGTTCAAATACTTTTTGTAAGTTGAACAAACATTCTTTTAATGGTTCTGGACCAGGTGCTTTACCTCCAACAGTGATTAACTGAGCGCCTTTAGGTCTGATATCTCTAAAATCAAATAATGGTAATGCTGCACCTGTAAAATATGCTTTACATAACATACGAACTGCATCAGCCCATCCTTCAATTGAGTCACCAATCAAATAACGTTTTTGTTTTGTTGGCACTTTAATTTCTGGTAATTGGTCAATGTGATGTTTTTGAACACTGTATCCTACTCCACAACCAGATAATAATAAAAACATTATTTCTGAAAAAGAGCGCCAATCATCAATAGGCAAGAAAGAACAGTTAAATATACGAGCATTATTAAGCTCAATGGGTCTACCAGCGAACTGTAAGCTACGCATCGACGGAAGAACTTTTTTATCATATACAAGTTTATAAGCGTTTTCAATTTCGTCTTTTAATAGTGGAAATTTCTCTTGATGCATTTCCTTGTTTCGAGTCACTAACTCAGTCCATGTTTCTCTTCTATTCAATTCAGGAACATATTTGGCGTACTTCATATACGTCGTAATGTCTGATAGAATCTCTTGTGTGATATTCATTTTTATTTTAAGTTTTTAGTTAACGGTGTCATCACTTACTTGCGTAAGTGAAAATTTTTTATAATAATTTAAAGTAAGTGGAAGTCTAAAGACGTCATGTTTACATATAACATGAAATCTTCAAATACGTCCTTAGATACGCCTTCTAATTTAGAAGCGTGTTCTTGAAGTAAAGATGATGGTATAAGACTACCAGCATTCTCTGTTAATAAAGGTTTAAAACCATTTAACGTCTCTGTAATAATTATAGCTTCATCTTCATTTCCGAATGCATCATTGTCATCGATGTATTCTACTATCATTTTCTCTAAAAATTCAGTTGAGTATTTCATTACATGCGTTTTTTTACTTCGTTAATAATATATTGTGTTAATTTAATAAGCGATTCTTTTAGTTTTTGTAACAACGCTTTCTTTTGTTGTCCAATACGTAAACCCTCAAATGGCACTTCAGTATGTTTCATATGGGGTTCTAAATATTGACGATAAGCGTTTCCTGCTAAGAAAACAAAAGTATCTTTATCAAGATTGTAACCTTTTTCTTTTAATTGTTTCATAACTACTTCTGACCATTCTTCACGTTTATCTGAAGGCATGTCTTTTAGAGTGACGTTGTATGGTTCAATTGTTTTTCGTAATGGCACTAAGTGGTATTTAGCGGATATGATATATATGTTTTTATCATCAGCTAATTTTTTAGCATACGCTAATTGTTTTTGGAATAAATCCGAATTATATAATTCTTCAGCTGGTGCTGGTTTTGATAATTTACCTGCAGAGCATGAGACTAGAACAACTTTTGCCATTATTTTTGTATTTGTGAGTATAAATATTATTAAAGAGTTTCATTTTTACTAAGTTCAAAAAACTTTTTCTTTAATATATCCCTATCTACGGAGTCAAAGTTTTCATTGAGTTTAACCGGTCTCTCTTTATCTACGTCATCCTCACTCATAGCTTCATTATCGATGTTTATATGGCCAGTAGATGTGTCTATTGTCGCAGCATATGTTATACCATCCATACCATATCTGTTTTTCATAATATGGAATCGTCCTGTACCGCCTGCTTTATCTTGACGTCGACGTGATAATGACATTGCAAAGTCAGTAATCATCATTTTGTTATATGAACCAGCTGCTTTATCGCCTTCAATAATGTTATCGTTAGCACCTGCTCTATTAACCTGACTTACGCTCCATATTGGTAAATTTAATTCACGAGCTAATCCTTTAGTTGCTACATACACATCATCGATTTCTTCTTTACGTTCTTTACTTGATCTGTTAGCACGTAATAAGTCAACGTAGTCAATAATAACTAAATCTGGTGATTGACCTAAATCTCTACATCGTTGAATATGTGATTCAATAGTACTAATTGTTGCTTTACCTGTTGGATATTCTTTGATAATTAAATTACCTGGTAAATTTGGAATTATTGTTTCTACTTCTTGTCTATGTTCTTGTATGTTTGCTACTGATATGTTTGTAAAACAAGCATCATATCGTTTACCAACATATGCTTCACTTAATTCTAGTGTGTAGTGACAAACATTAAATCCTGCTTTAACAGCTGCTGCTCCTAATGCAATTAGTGACCAACTCTTACCACCACCAGGACCTCCAAATATTAATCCGAAATCACCTCCACCTAAACCACCTTGTAATAATTCATTTACTACAGGCCAAGGTGTTGAAATAGCGTTTCTATATTCATCTCTATATCGGTCTTCTACATCCTTAGAATATTCATGACCTATATTTTTCTCCATCCCAGCTTTTAAAGCGTTATCTACTAATGATCTAATATCATCATACATTCCTGATTGTAATAGATCTACTGATGTTAATAGTGCTTTCTTTAACTGTTGGTTCTTACAGAAATTACTAAACTCTTCTTCAACATAAATAGCGTCTTCATTAATTGCTTTATATGCTTCTTTTAGATGTTCAATAACAGATGCTTTTAACACATCATTATCTATTTTCTTTACTTCAATATGAAGTGTGTCTAAGGTAGGTGTGGCGTGGTACTTATCAAAATACTTAATAATTTGTTCTACAAGCCATTGATGTGCTTGATTATCAAAGTATTCTGGTGTTACAACATCTCTAATGTTAAGTAGAAACTTTTTGTTCTTTAAAAGCGAACTTATAACCTTGGTTTGAAAACTCAAACCGTATTGATTTAACTTGTTAAACGCAACCATAATTTATTTATATTTTTAATATGCTTGAAGATAATTGAAAACGTCGTCTAACCAAAACATTGTATTTGGAATTGAGTTATTAAGACTATCTTCATTGTACATTTTCATGAATTCATTTTTGTTAAGAGAACTTTCTCTTGACTGTAACATTTGATCTATATCTTCTATATCCGCTTCTGGTATTACTGGATCAGATAAATCCATTAATTGCTTGTTAATTAGAAGTTGTTTTTCAAAATTAACTACACTATGATATAAACCATGTTCGTTTATTTTATCTTTACTTTTCTGTAAAATACTTTCGAACGTTACTTTTTCAGTTCCTCCTATTTCAGGAAATAACTTCATTAATTTTTTAGGACCTAATTTACTTACACCAGGTAAATTATCTGAATTGTCTCCCATTAATATCTTATAATTAATATAATTAAAAGGCTCGAGGTCAAAATCTTTTTTTACTACTGTTGGTGTATAAAATATTTTTTTAACAGGTGAATATACTGTTACTTTATCATTCACTAGTTGTATAAAGTCATTGTCTGCTGACATTATATAGACTTCATCTTTTAGTTTAGTTACTAAATGTCCTATTACGTCATCTGCTTCTACTTTATCAATAGAGACTAAATCAACAGGTAAACATTTTAAATACTCAACTAAACGTAACATTTGGTTTGCTATTGAAGCGGACTCATCTTCTCTATCATCAAAACCATCCCAATTAGTGATACGTTGAAGCTTTCTATTTCCTTTATAATCAGGGTATAATAATTTTTTATTAGTAGTGCTACCGTTGCCATCAAATACTAATATTACTCTAGTGGGTTTAATGTGTCTAATTGCGAAACCTATTGACTTTAAAAACCCAGTCAGGCCACCAATATGATGGCCGTTTGGGTTAATATGATTAATCATGGCAAAGCTTCTTAAAAAAGTATTCATTGAATCCACCAGCAATACTTTACTATGTAGATGAAGAGGTTTATCTTCCGTTTGCTTAATATTAGTAAGCATTGCTTTTAGTGTTTTGTTCATAACTTTATTGTTGTTCTTCGTCGTTATCTATTTCGATCATAGGAGAGATATTTTGACTTTCTTCCCACTCACTATTGTCTTCTGTAATTTTTAACTCATCCAAGTTAATTATAGGTTCTGAGAACCATTCAGCAGCATGTTGTTTTTTATATTCTTTTACTGCCTCAGGATCGTCATCTATAAATCCATGTGGTGTTACAATTACAGTTGAAGCAGTTGCTACTCCACAGTCAGCGTGAATTTTATCAATCGCTACTTTAGTACGTTTAGCAAATTCTACTTTCTTACCTTTGTGTTGAGCATGAATTTTACTTGTACCACTGTTTGTAACATTACCAAATGTAATTACAATTGAAGCATCCCAATACATTGTACCACCACCTTTATTAGTCATTCTTGGTTGTGACATTGGTGTTAATGCTGGTTGTACACCTGTTTTATTAATTACAAAGAACGTGTTTGTGAACTGTGATGACTCTTTACGAGACATTGGAAACTTTTGATTAATAAAATTACCAAATTGAGTTGCCATTGCTCCAGCGTTCCACATTGGGTTGTTTTTACCTTGATCAATACTCATATCACATGGTATAGAACCTACTGAGTCCCATAAGAATAATAAGTCATGTGGTAAATTACCTTTCTTCTGTTCGTCTAAGATGTCAGCGATAAATGCGGATACGTCTTCAATTGAATTTAATGATGTTCTATCAACATATAAGAAGAAACCCTTATAATCCATTACTTCACCATTTTCATCAGGTATAGCTTCTAATACTAATCCCATTTTCTGAGCGTGAGAAAAATCCCATTTCATCTCAGTAATAATAAAAACAGGTAATATTCCCATTTTCTGTGCAGCTACTGCTGCTTCAATCATTAATGTTGTTTTTCCGGTATCTGATCCACCTCTCGCTATCGTAATGTGGCCCATAGGCACACCAGGTATAGATAACGCATCTTGTACTGCTGGTGTGAATGGGATCCATTTTTGAGCTTTAAATTTAACTGATTGATCTAGTTTCTTAGTTTTCTTAAACTTGTCTAAATCAAATCCGCCTTTTATAGCTTGAGAGATGTCAGCATTTAAACTTTTTGCTTTGGCCATCTTTAGTCGTTAAATAAGTCATCAAATTCATCTTCATTAAAGCCTTTCTTAGCTTTAGTGTTTAATGTGTAATTAGCTGCTGGTTGAGCAGGTGTTTGAGGTGTTGTATCAAATGGAGCTTCATCTTCATCAGTTGTTTCTGTTTCAGATGGTTCTAACCATTCCATTAACACGTTTTTCATTTCTTCAAATTCATATTTTTTATAGAATTGAAGTACATCTGGTTGTTCATTTAACCATTTTGTTACTAAAGTACTGTCTTCAGATAACGGTGTTTTCTTAAGTCTAACACGTACTGATGATTTGTTGTACTTAGTACCAGTTACATCAGGTCCAACTGTGTCAATTGTTAAGTCATGACCTTGAGTAATGTCTGTGTAATCACCTACTTCTTCATCTTCAGCGATGTTTAACAATTCAAGATACATTTCTCTACCAAACTCCCACAAACGAACACCTTTTTCTTCTTCACCACGTACAACTACGGGTACGAATACTCTCATTTTAGGGCTAATTTTTTTAGCTAAAGTCCAATTGTCTTTCTCATTTGTTTTCTTTAACTGTTGAGCGAATTCAACAATTGGATCTTTCTCACCAAAGTTAGTTAATGAAATCATGGTTTTGTTTCCAATACCATAATGGATCATCACTTCACGGAATGGGTTTGATTTGTTAAATAAAGATGGAACGATTCTAATCGAGTACTTACCAACTGGTGGCTTCCAAAAGTACTTTTCTCTTTCATTTTTGCCGTTACCGCCTCCTTTCTTTTGTTGGAGCGTAGACAGACGAGACTTAATTGCTTGTAAATCCATAACTATTTGTTTTTTGTTTATAATTAAATATATAATCTATTTTTTCGGTAGCCAAACCTCAGTTAATAAGAGCTTTCATTTCTGAAAGCTCTGTTTTTATTTGTGGTTTGTTGATTTACTTTTTATGGAGCAAATACTGTGTAAGAAATTCGTCCATCTCGATTTACTTCAAATGTCATCTCTGCATTTTTAAAATAAGAGTTTTCTGGGGTTTTTAATGTTATTTCTCCTTTTTTTCCTCCAAATTTTATAATACCGTTTTGTAATTTTTCAAAATTCTTATCACGTGGATCTAAATATTGCCTTACATAATGTCCTGATCTAAAGCTATTTCTTGGAAAATCCTTTTCTGCACTAGCAATTAAATCATTTTTAAGATCTTGTAAATTAAGATCTTGTGAATCATTTATAAGCTTTTGAGCTAATTGTTCAACTTCATCTGGATTATATCCGAATTCCTCTACATCTTCAATAGACTCAGCTTCATCATCAGTTAACACTCGAGCTAAGATATTACCAGCTTCTTCAAAAGCATAATTAGAAGTTGACATTTTAGTAAGCTGTTGTATTCTTTTTAGAAACTCTTTTTTCTGGTTTGGCATTGTGATTAAGAAAGATCCTTCGTTTAATGATGATTCATTAACTACACCATTTATTAAATCTTGAGCGAATTGTTCAACCTCATCTGGGTTGTATCCAAATTCCTCTACATCTTCAATGAATTCAGCTTCGTCATTAGTTAATACTCTTGCTAAAACATTTGCTGCGTCCATTTCTAAATTAACACTATCAATATTTTTTATTCTATCTAAGAATTCTTTTTTCTGAGCAGGAGTAATTGATAAAGATTTTTGATTAGATGATGTAGGTTGGTTTTTATAAAAGTTGGTATCAACCACATTACCTTCATTATCATGTTTAGTTGAAAATATTTGTGATTGATCTTTTGAAGTACTTGTTATTTCAATACCATACGCATTACCAGTACTTGAAATATACCAATTATCTAAATTAGATAAATTTAATTCTTTTTTTAAAGCTTCTAAATGATTTTGTTCAGCTATATCCATAACATTTGCTGCTTCTTGATATTCACTTTCAGTGATTAAGCCAGCGATACGTTGCATTCTAGCGATTTCGTTAATTGGTTTTTTCATTATTTAAATGTTTACTATTTTATGAATTGTAGTCTCTAATTTTCTTAAATCAGGACCGGTTGTTAATAATATAGTGTTTTTATAATCAGTCCATTCTATTTTATAGTTTGGATCAGCTATACCATTATTTAATGTTTTA